CCCCCAGTCCTGGAAGCCACCCAGGGTGAGGGTGTACTTCGGGTCCGATGGCGTTTCGGTGCCGCAGAAGGTCGTGACCTCCTCACTGGATGTCGGGGAGTCTGTGAGCTGGGCCTTGCTCAGCTGGCAGTGGACCGTCTGGTCCCCCAGCTCCAGCTGCAGGGTCTTGATCAGGGTTGCCATGTCGTGCTCCTCAGCAGATGACTTGCAGGTTGACGATCCGGCCGGGCAGCTCAGCCCCGCCGAGCAGGAAGACTTGGCGGGTCGCGTCGAGGAGCCGGTACCGGTCGCCCACCGGTTCCGGCAGGACAGGGCCCTCGTCGCCCAGGGCGGTCTCGATGGCGGCGAGGATGCGGTCCAGCAATTCCTCGCTGTTGGGTGTCCGCGGGACCACGACACGCAGCTGCATCGCCCATGCGAGCGACGCGAACTGCACCCCATCGGCAACCCAGGAGCGGGACTCCTCCCACACCAGGACCGCCGGAACAGGCACCGTGTCGGCAACTTGTGCCAGGACTGTGACCCCCAGCGCCTCAAGGGGCCGCAATCCCTCGGCGATGGCCTGGGCGACCGCGCTGCCGGTCACCATGGCCCGAGGTCCCGATATGCGGACTCCAACGCATCCACGTCGGGGTCAGTGCGGCCCACCGACACGGCCCCGTAGTCGCCGAAGCCCACGACCCCCACGGGTGAGTCGCGGCGGGCCACCAGCCGGCGGACCCGCAGCAGGCAGGCTTGCCGCAGGTCCGGCGGGTAGTAGCGGCCCCGGTGGTCGGCCGGGAACACCAGGTGCGACCGCTGCCGCTGCACAGCGGCGGTCAGCGCTTCGGTGATCGCCTGGTCGGACCCGTCGTTGGTGACCCCCAACCAGGCCTTGACCTCGTCGAGGGTGGGCTGGTCGGCCAGCGGTTCCGCGTCCCCGCCGCTCACGACGTCACCGCCGTTTTGGTGCGGGTCTTCTTCGGGCTAGAGATCATCGAGCCGTCCCGCCCCGCCCCCTCCGGAGGGGGGGCGGGAGCCGGTGCGAGAGGCTCTGTCACCCCCCCGACGGGGCAGCGGCCGCGGCGGGCAGGGTCAGCTTCACGAACCCGGTCTTGTCCAGCACAGCGACCGACCCGTAGCCGGCGTAGCCGACCAGCTGGCCGACCACATCGGGTTCCTGCACCATCATGAAGCCCTCAAGGTCCTCCCAGTACTCCACCAGGCTGTCGTCGCCGGCGATCAGGGTGCCTTCGGCGAACCGTGGGTCGATCGTGACGGGAAGGCCTTCCATGTCGCCGCTGGTCCCGCCGATGACGGGCACATTGAACAGCTTGGCGCCCGTGACCGAGTTGCGCAGCGAACCGATCGTCACAGCCACGTCTCGTGACATCCAGACCCGGGTGGGCTCACCCATGTCGCCGTCGGCCCCGGCGATGAGCGCGCCGGCGGCCCCAAGTGCGGCGTCGAACCCGGCGGCGTCCAGGGTGTCCACGCCCTGGGTGGCGGTGATCGCGGTGGCGAAGGCTGTGCAGGCGCCCTTGTCTGTGCGACGCGCGTACACCTTGGCGAAGCTCTCGTAGACCAGGCCGAGGATGCCGGGCTGGGACCACCGGATGTCCTGGCGGGAGATGTTCAGGTGGCCCGCATACGTGGCGAGCGTGACCGCCACGGGATCGACCTTGAGCTTCTGCGACGCGGTCGGGTCCTTCTCCGCGGCCTGGACATCGACGTCCACGGGCTGGGTGACCAGGGGCCTGTCGAACTTGGGGCCTGGTGCGGGGTTGACCCCGATGGACTGGATGAAGGGCCGCATGTTGCGCATGCGGTCCACGACCGGGCCGATGATGGGCTTGGGGATCAACCCAGGGTTGTCGGCGGTGGTCTGGTGTGCGGTGACCCGCAGCGCCCACTCCCCGAGCAGGCTCTGGCTCCGCTCGATCAGCGCGATAGCCGCCTTGTCGCGGTCCTGCGTGGCAGCATGGAAAACGGCCGCGTAGTGGCCCGGGGTCGGGAACATCCGCAGGATTTCCGCGCCGGGGTCAGTCGGGGTGCCGTCAGCGCGGACCTGCGACGCGGTGGCGGACGGGACGCGGGCGCGGGTCGCCTGGACGCGGCCGGTGCGCTCGGCGATGCCCGTGTAGTGCTCGATCGCCTTCTCCAGCTCGCTGCGGCGGGCATCCTCCCGCTCGATCATGGCGTTCTCGTCGGCGGTCAGGTCGCGGCCCTCGTTGGCCGCAGCTTCCATCCGCTCGGTGATGCCCAGGGTCAGGGTGTCGTACTCGGCCTGAAGCCGCTCAAGGTACGTGCTCATTGGGGTCGCCTCCACGGCAGACGAAGGTCATTCGGTCTGCCGGGTGTCGCGTCTGGCGCCCATCCGCTGCGAGGTGCCACGTCAGGTGGGGTGTCGCGTCATTGCGGGGCGCACTGCGAGGTGCGGCGTGCAACTCGCACGATACCCCCTGAGGGCATACCCGTGCCGCAGGAAACACGAAGTGGCCCCCCGATCCCTCGGGAAGCCACTTGGCGTTGCGCTTCGCCCGGAGGTTGGGGTACTTGCGCGGTCGCAGCTTATCCCGTGGGTCGCAGCGGATACCGTTCCAACCACCGTGCCATCAGCGGCCCTGGCGCCTCGTCCCGCAGGCTCAGTACCTCCGCCTCCGCGTAGGCCGGGCGGTCGGTCAGCACAACGTGATCGAGGTGCGCCTGGGTGCGCCACAGCACTCCGTCTGCGTACGGGTCACCTTCGGTGCGGTTCCTCAATACCAACGCCCCCACGCTGGCATGGGTCCACTGCCCGTCAACGATCTTGAACAGGGCCTGGTCGCCGCCCGGGGTTTCGTCGATCCGGAAAGTGGCGATCAGGCCGTCGTCGCGTTCCACGAAAGTCAGGCCCTTGCCGACGTCGGACATGGGGTTGCGGCGCTGGTTGTGGTCCCCGATCACCAGCGGGACCCGGTGTGCGGCCCGCACCAACTTGCGGAACGCACCCTTCTCCCAGCCCTCCCGGTAGGGCTTGGTGGGCTTGCCGTCCTTCACGTCCCGCACGATGGTGGGCTTGCCGTAGGGCACGGCGCGCAGGGTGACGGTGCGGCCGTCGGTGGTGGTGGCGTCGTCCAGGGTGAATGACCGCAGGATCAGCATTCGACTCCCTCCCGGTTCACGTCGGCCCCAAGGTTGGGGACACCTTCGGGGGTTGACCCGGCCGAGGTTGACAGGGCCAAGGGCCCGTATCCGATCATCTGCCGGCCCTCATCCTTCGTCAGGATTCCCGCATCGACGAGGAGCTTCGCGACCTCCGCCTGGGTCTTCAGGTCGGTGCGGGCCCGCTGCCCCCACGCGCATCGGGCCTCGACCCCGTTCGGGAGCAGCCACTTCGTCAGCGCCCCCAACATTGGTTGCGCCCACCGGTCCACCGTGTCCCTGACCCACGCGATGTCGATGCCCTCGGCGTTCTGGTAGGTCATCGTCGGGCCGTCGATGTTGAGCATGTGGGCGGGGATCCCCAACACCATGGCCGACAGGTGACTGTTCCACGTCCGCGCTTCGACGAGCTGCTGGCGTTGCGCGTCGGACTGCAGCGGGGTGACGACCGCGTCGGCGGGCAGCAGCATCGCTTCGCCGGTGTCGGTCATGCGCCTCCAGTTGTCCTTGAAGTCCCGCTTCCGGTCCGCGGGGGGTTCCCCCCGGAACTGGATGATCGCCGGGGGCAACCCGCCCCCGTGCAGATACCGGCCGGCCCACTCCTCCGCTGTGAGCTGCTGCCCGAGCTGGTTCCGGTACTGGGCGATCACGCCCTGGCCGAGGATTTCCCCGGAGCGGTTCCCGGCCGAGATGTGCAGAACCTCTGAGGGATCCAGGAGCACGCTGCCGTAGACGAATGCCCACCAGCCTGGTCGGCCCGGATCTTCGACGAGGCCCAGGTGCTCGACTGGCAGCGGCACCAGCCAACCGGGCCGGCCGGTGCGGTAGTCGAGGTCCCCAAGCAGGGAGATGTGGTTGCCGGCCTCGACCATGTCCTTGACCACCCCGAACCGCCAGTGCCACGGCGTGGTCTGGGGGTCGGGCTCGGTCAGGATCTGCGGCTGGTCCGCCAGCTCCGCCCAGATGCCCAGCCTTGGGGAGAACCGGTGGGCGCGGATCGCCACGCCAGCCACGCTGGAGGCGATCAGCTCCACCCCGCGGCCGAAAGCCGGCAGGGACAGGGCCTCGTCGCGGGTCGCGGGTCGCGGGGCGGGCGGCGGGGTTTCGCCCAGCAGCCACGCCATCGACCGGCGGTCCAGGGATGCCCCGCGGCCACCGACGAATGGCTCAAGTCCGCGCCTGGAGGCCAGGCGGCGCGCCGAAGCTGGCGATGGCGTCGGCCGCGGTGTTCTGGCGCAGCGCGGCCACGAGGCCCAGCGGGAAGCCCAGCAGAACGGCGAGCGCGAGCCCGCTGGCCGCCAGCGTCAGGGTCGCGGGGAACCGGCTCGCGATCTCCTCCGCCACGGGGTTGTTGGTCCGGATGCTGCGGCCGAGGTCGCCCTGCGCCGCGTTCGTGACGAAGATGGCGAACTGCACGGCGACCGGGCGGTCGAGGCCCAAATTGTGGCGGAGCTGCTCGATCTGGACGGGGGTCGCCTCCGGGCCGAGCATGACTTGCGCCGGGTCGCCCGGGGTCAGGTGCATGATGGTGAACACCAGCAGCGAAACGCCCAACAGGG